GAGTGGTGGCGGAAACTTCTATTGGTAAACCTTACACAGATGATGGAGATATCCGAAAGATTATTGAAGATATTGAAGTTAATGAGTATGAATGGCATAGAGATGCTGAAGATAGAAGAATTGAAGTCATTGAAGGAGAGGGTTGGCAACTACAATACAATGGAGAGTTGCCAGTTGAATTGATAATAGGTGATGAGTATGATATACCAAAAAATATGTATCACCGAGTTATTCCTGGAAAGGGCGATTTATTAGTAAAAATCCAGAAACAGGAATAAAAAATATATAAATAATATGAAAGCGAGAGACTACTATGGCAAATTATAGACAATCTTGGAAAGACCAACTTGATAGTGTCAGAGGGCAAATGGCTCCTGTGCTCGAAGAAAATGCACAGAAGCAAGAAGCATTTGCTGAAATTGATGCACTATTAGAAGAAGTCACAACGGAAGTAGATCTTCAGGAAAGAGTACAGCAACTGATAGAAAATCCTGAGCAACTCGCATTAGATTATCTCAAACTTAAAAAACGAATTAGTCAATTTGAAGTCACAGAAGGAACCATGGCATTTGGTATCTTTGATCACAATCCACGAATTAGAGGGAATGCAATCAAAGGGTTTCAAAAGTTAATGAAGAGTGTTCCAGGCAACACCAAAGTAGGTTCGCCAAAAGGAGTTAAATTGATCAGGGATTTAGAAATGAAATACTTATCTGATGATGAATTAGCAGATGATTTCATGAGACCCGAAAACAAAAACAAAACTGTTAGAGATATCTTCAACAAACATGCGAAGAGACTTAACTTAAATCTAGTAAAATAGGAAGAACAATGGAATACCGAGACTTAAAAACAGACCCAATGCAAGAAGCAGTAAGGGCATTATTAGAAAAATCTAAAAAAGCACCTGTCACTGATAAAGATGACGATGGCGAAGGAATGGATCCTGTAGGTCATGGTGACAAAGATATCGATAACGATGGTGACCATGATTCAACTGACAAGTATCTTACCAAAAGACGCAAAGCAATAACAAAAAATGTCAAAGGTAAAGACGAAGTTGAAGAAGCAAATGAACCATCAAAAGCAAATGGTGGTATCGCTCATGATTGCGCAACCCATGTTGCTCATGAAGAGTTTGGTTTAGGTGAATGTGTATCTACAGAACATACTTTAGCAGAAGATGGTACAGTATCTCATTATGATGTTGTATTCGAAAGAGTAGGACTCAAAAGAGCAATGCCTATCGAAGAACTAAAGGTAACAAAATCTGAAGCACATATGCATGCATCTAAGCAATTATTTACTCCTGCTAAGAAGAAAGGAGTTGTAAAAGGTAAAATCGGTAAAGCAAACCCAGCATAAAGTTATGAAGCAATATTATCTTATTCCTCTTGCCAAGGATGAGACTCACCCTGATTGGGTAAAGGCAATGAAAGCAATTAAAATGCATGGGTTGGATAAACCTTTAAATGCAGATGAGTTTGCCGAAAGAAAGAAAGAGGCAGTGAAAATGCATGGACATGTGTTTCACAAAATTACTAATAAAGTAATACAAGCAACAGATGAAGAATTTTCTAAACTGGATGGAAGATTGAAAAACTTTAAAGAGAAATTACGAAGACTTGGATACATGAAGAATGTACAAGAAAACATCGTAATTACTAAACAAATTATGGAAGCAGCACTCGGCGACTTTGGTATGCAGAGTGATGCAGGAAATAAAAAAATTGCTAGAGCAATTGCTCAAGCAAAGAATCCAGTAGATCTTAAGAATAGACTATCCAAGATTTCGAGGATGGCAGGTGGTAAGTATGCCGAAGCAGGAGATGACGATGTCATAGATACTGCGATGGATGCCTTTAAGAATAAGAAGAATTCTAAAGGTGGTCAGCAGGATCAGGCAGATAGAAACATCTTTAATCAAATCAAAAAAGCAGCAGATGGTACGAGACCATACACTGTGACTACTGATGATTTGAAGAAGTTTCAATTTAAGGCAGATGATGCTAGAAAAGTTTATTCCATGCTAAATAAGGTTAAACCACAATTAAGATCAACATACATACAATTGCTGCAGAAAGATAAAAGATCTTTTCAAAATACTGTAAAGAAAATTCTTGCTGTAGCACAAAGATTAGGACGATAGATGAAAATTTTAAAATTATTAGGAAGTGCAACTGCTTTAGGATCTGCAGATAATGTAGATTCAGCATCACTTTGTTTCGTCGTAAATACTACTACTAGTGCTGTAGAGGTGACTCTTGCTACTAGTGGTGCTTCAACAATAGGGACTGCGTATATACCAGCATCTGGATCAATCTTTATAGAGAAAAATCCTACAGATACTCTGGTAGCATCCGCAAGTGTACATGCTACAAGTGTAGCATTTAGAGACTAGGAGAAAATCATGCCATTATGGGGTATAACAGACGGTGCTGAAGATAAACCAAAATATCTTACAACCGAAGAAAAAACAAGAACATATGCTGATGCGACTGGTTGGAAAATCGACAAGACTGTAGGTTCTAGAGTACAAACAGAATTACTAGTTGCTGTATCTGGTGGCAATAATCTTGCTACAGCGATAGCAGAGGCAACAATCACTTCTGTCTACTTTAAAGATGCATCTTATGACCAAGGTGATACAGGTACAGTCGTTGTTGTATGGAACGAAAGAGTTGATGTAACAAATGGTGCTACACTAAGTGTTACAGGTTCTGTTGATGGAGCAATTACTGCTACATCTACTGCTGTTACAGATAGCAACAAAGCAGAATTTACATTCACTGTTCCTGGAACAACACAAGATCTATCAATCGGTGCACAAACAATCAGTGGTACTATCGTAGATGATGGTACATCTACAGTATCTGACAAAGCATTCGTCACTGGAGACAGAATCGGTGCTACAGGTACAGGAACATATGCTGACATCAGTGTAGCATAATTAATTAGGTAGAACAGTATGAAAAAATTTAGACAGTTTATAAATGAGAGTGAAACACTCGGAGCATTTAATCAAGCATCTGCAGATATGTCACATGTATCTCCAGGAGCACATTACATTGAAGATGACCAAGTAGTCAACAGAGTTAACTCATGGTTGGGTTCAATGGCTGAAAGAGAATTTCTAAATGTAGAATCTGCTGTTCATCAACTATACCAAAAGTTGCAAACTATTGGTGTAGATTTCGATCTATTGGCAATCAATGAACAAGACCTTACCACTAGTGGTGAGGTCTCAATGCCAATCACTCAATTTGGTGGTACTTTTGGAAAGACTGGCGAAGAGGGTCCTGAAGAAATCACAGTTGATGATGGGCAAAGAGGTGCTGGAAGATCTCTCAAGATTGCTTGGGAAAGGCACGAACAAACTGGATCATATAAAGTATTTGGTTCATTAGTCTAAAACAGACTAAATATATTTTACATTATGGAATTGTTTGAGAAATTAAACAGCGATAACTTTACATTATTCGCTATCAAGTATTACGATAACCCACAGTGCGAAAGCATTGATGAGTTTTATGATGACGTGCGTAGATTTAGATATCTGAAAAGATTATTGTATCGTTATCACGAGCAAGGTGAATTAAAAGAACGATTGGTTCTTAATCACCTCATCGTACTGTTCAATGTATTCGGATTTGATGCTGGGCATCGAATGTTAGAATACAAAATACCTCTTAAGAAAACGAAGTATTGGGGAACAATTAAGACGATGTTGTTATTTTTAGGATATGTCAAAGAAGATTACAAAACAGACATTCCTGTTGACAACAACATGGCTGAAAAGTTAAGAAAGTTATAATGGCAAAAGTTATAGATACATTAATTGTTTTTAGAGTACTTCGACTTCTAACCATACCATTCAAAAAACAAAAAGCATTCGAACTCGGAATCATAGACGAGAAAGGCAATCGTATTAAAGAGCGAGAGATATTGTCAACCGAAGATCGTAATGCTTATACATTACTACACAGACTAGTATTCAATCTCAAAAAGATCATAGAGAAAGTTCCATTTGGTAAAACCAGATTGGCATCTTATGCTGTCGCACTCGCTTTGCTTAAAGAAGAAGCAAACCTCACAAGAGAGTCGATGGAAGATTTGTGCGAGAAAGTATATCATCACATCAAGGAAGAGGGATCCCTCACAGCAGAAGAGATAAATGAGGGCATCTATCTGGACGAACTTGTACTTGGTGGCAAATACTTTATTCGCAGAAGAATCGAACAAAACGATAAGTTCTATGATCACCGCACACAAGTAAGCATATTAGAACAGAAAGGAAAAGTATTTGGTGTATCTGTATATACAGCATTACACGAATATGGTGACATTCTCTATATTACAGGGGATGATGTTAAATGAATTGGTTAGAACTACAGACCATATTTCAAAAGATGAAAGAAGAAGCACCTGTGAACACAACAGGTGCATCTGTAGCAGGTACAGGTGACGATATAGCAACTTGGCGAAAAAAGAAGAAAAAGAAGCATTCTATAGATGATAAAGATTTTAAACTTTTTACCAGAACTCAGTTTACAGGTGAGGAGTTTGACAGTATAATTAAAGGTGAGTACAAACTTTTAGAGTTTGATCTTAAAAGGGGATACACAGTATTCCTTGAAAATAAACAAACAGGTGAGATTAAAGAGTTATGTCTAAAATCTTAATGGGTGCATTGGCAATGGTTTGCCTTTCATTCTTTTTATACTACAATTACACTTCTAGCAAGATTGATGCACTTATGGGTGATATAAGTAGGGCAGTTGCAAATGAAGCGAAATTTAGAGACGAAATCGCAGGTTTAAATGCGAATTTGGAACAAATTAAGGGCAATTTTGAGCAAATGCAGAAGGCAAATTCAGAGTTGACTCAAAAGGCAAGGGATGCTGATAAAGCAATCAAAGACCTCTCTAATAAGTATGCTGGGCACGATATGGATAGACTTACTTTAGGCAAACCTGGACTCATTGAAAAGATTATTAATAAAGGCACGAAAGACGTGTTCAAAGAAATAAGTGATTTGACTGATCCCGATAATTATGAAAAAGATAATACCAATAATACTCCTGACAACGATTAGTGGCTGCTCCATTCTGGGTGGTTATACTCCACAGATATCCCCTGTAGAAGTCAATCGAGTATCGATGCAGATACCTATGTATCACCCTCCTATGCCAGATGGTGTTACCATGCAGGATATCAAGTGGAAAGTTCTAACTCCTACGATTATGAAAGAGTATCTAGAACTAGTTGAGGAAGGCAAAGCACCTGAATTAGCATATTATGCTTTAAGTCCTGATGATTATAAGACTCTGAGTTATAACACTGCAGAGATGAGAGCATACATCATCAAAGTGATTTCAATTGTTGAATACTATAGAGATCTAGAAAAAGAAATCGAACAACTCAACGACTAAAACCACCTTTACAAGACCCCCAAAATACAGTACAATATATCTATGACATTATGGTTAGAGAAAAAGTATTTGCGTCTGGTAAGCACTAGATTTCAAAATGCTAAATGGAAGACAGAAGATTTATTTAACCATAGTTGCCCATATTGTGGCGATAGTGATAAGAATGATTACAAAGCAAGAGGTTATCACTTCTTGTACAAAAATAGTTATGTTTATAAATGTCATAACTGTGGATACTCTACAGGATTTAAAAACTTCTTAAAAGAACAAGACAAGATACTCTATAAAGAGTTTGTTAAAGAAGCATATGGTGGAAAGAGAGAACAGAAACTACCACCATCTCATGCCTTTAAACCAAAGTTCAAACCCAAACACCCTTTGTCAAAGATATGCCAAAAAGCGAAGGATGTGGATGAAGCAAGAATCTATTTAGAAAGTCGAAACATTCCTAAAGACAAGTGGGATGACATTTGGTTCATTAGAAATGCTCAAGAACTAAGTAGTATATGCGATAAGTATCGTGAGAGAATCTTAGGCAATGATGCGAGAATCATCTTGCCTTTCTACTCTCTTAATGGTACTCTTATAGGCATCACAGGTCGTGCTATAGGTGACAGTCGTCTCAGGTATCTAACTATGAAGTTTGATGATGACGAAGCACTTATCTATAATCAAAATAAGATTGATCGATCTAACACTATCTATGTGACAGAAGGACCAATAGATAGTTTATTCCTGCCTAACAGCATCGCTGTAGCAGGATCTGACTTTGGAAAACTAGATGAAGAACTTAAAGAACAAGCAATCATCATTTATGATAATGAGTCCAGATCCAAAGAAATTCTAAATAAACTTTCGCATGTCATCGATAATGGATGGCAGGTAGTCATATGGGATGACAAAAGAATCAGCGATTACAAAGACATTAATGAAATGGTTAATGCGATTGGTATAGATACAGTCATGGAGATTATAAATAACAATGTCTTTTCAGGACTATCAGCAAAATTAAAACTAAAGCAATATAAGAGGACATAATGGAAGGGATTTCAATTGTTAAAAGAGACGGAGCGAAAGAGGAACTTAATCTAGATAAGATACATAAAATGGTAACTGCTGCCTGTAAAGATATAACAGGTGTATCAGAATCTCAAGTAGAGATGAACAGTGGTCTTCAGTTTTATGACGGAATTACATCTACCGATATTCAAAACATTCTTATCAAATCAGCATCAGACTTGATCTCATTAGAGAATCCAAACTATCAGTATGTTGCTGCCAGACTACTCTTATTCCTTATAAGAAAACAAGTCTTTAATACAAAGTGGAAAGATCAAGATATCTATCCACCCATGAAAGAATTAGTGGAAAGAAACATCGAGAAAGGTGTTTACGATTCAACATTAGTAACTTACTTTGATGATGAAGAATGGAAAAAAATAGATTCATTCATTCGTCATGATAGAGACCTAGAATTTACATATGCTGGTTTGAGACAAGTGGTAGATAAGTATCTAGTACAAGACAGATCAGATAACACAGTTTTTGAGACACCTCAATTTATGTACATGGGTATTGCCTGTGTATTGTTTAAGAACTATCCTAAAGAAAAGAGGTTGTCATACATAAAGAGGTACTACGATGCAATTAGCACATTTAAAATCAATATTCCGACACCGATTATGGCAGGGGTACGAACTCCTCTTAGACAGTTTGCGTCATGTGTTCTTGTTGATTCTGACGATACTTTGGGTTCTATCTTTAGTAGTGATATGGCTGTTGGTCGTTATGTGGCTCAAAGGGCAGGAATTGGTATCAATGCTGGTCGGATCCGTGGGATCGGTTCGAAAATTCGAGGAGGAGAGGTTCAACATACAGGGGTTATCCCATTCCTTAAAAAGTTTGAAGCAACAGTTCGGTGCTGCACTCAGAATGGAGTTCGAGGTGGTTCAGCAACAGTGCATTTCCCTATATGGCATTCTGAAATCGAAGATATCCTCGTTCTTAAAAACAACAAAGGATCAGAAGACAACCGAGTCAGAAAACTCGACTACAGTATCCAACTCAGTAAACTCTTCTACGAAAGATTCTTAAGTGATGGTGAGATAACTCTATTCTCACCTCATGATGTTCCAGGATTGTACGATGCCTTTGGTACACCTGAGTTTGACGAGATGTATGAGAAGTATGAGAGAGCAACTTCAGTACCCAAAAAGAAAGTAAGTGCTAGAGAACTGATTACTGATTTGCTCAAAGAAAGAGCAGAAACAGGTCGTATCTATATTATGAATATCGATCACTCTAACAGTCATAGTTCTTTCTTAGATAAAGTCAATATGAGTAATCTATGTCAAGAGATCACTTTACCCACAGTTCCATTAGAACATATTGATGGAGAGGGTGAAATTGCTTTATGTATTCTCTCAGCAATTAATGTGGGTACACTTAAAGATGATCTTTCCGAATTACCTAATCTATGTGAATTGGCAGTACGAGGATTAGAAGAAGTTATAGATTACCAAAGATATCCTGTCGTTGCTGCTGAACGATCTACTAAGTCTAGAAGATCATTAGGAATAGGATACATTGGTCTTGCTCATTACTTAGCAAGACATAAAGTTAAGTATGATGATCCACAAGCATGGAAAATTGTTCACGATCTTACCGAATCATTCCAGTATCATTTACTTAAAGCATCTAATGAATTAGCAAAAGAAAAGGGTACATGTGAAGGATACGAAAGAACAAAATACAGTCAGGGATTACTTCCTATAGATCATTATAAGAAAGAAGTTGATGATCTTGTAGCACCCAAGTACAATTGTGATTGGAATGCTTTAAGAAAAGATATTAAAGAACACGGACTAAGACATTCTACACTTACAGCACAAATGCCTAGTGAGTCATCATCTGTAGTATCTAATGAGACAAATGGTATTGAACCACCAAGAGATTTCTTATCTGTTAAGAAGTCAAAGAAAGGACCATTGAAACAAATCGTTCCTGGATATAAAAAGTTAATGTCTTATTACACTTTGCTATGGGATATGCCTAACAATGATGGGTACATTAAAGTGGTGGCAGTAATGCAGAAGTTCTTTGATCAAGCAATTTCAGGTAATTGGTCATACAATCCTGAGAACTATGATAACAACGAAGTACCTATTTCTAGTATGGCAACTGACTTACTCAATACATATAAGTATGGATGGAAAACTTCATATTATCAAAACACTTATGATATGAAGACAGATGATAGTGTGGTTGAAGAAGTAGAGGTTATAAATACACCTGCTTCTGAAGACCCATTTGAACAGGAAGAATGTGATGCGTGCAATATCTAGAGTATTGAACAAAGAAGGAATAACACCTACTGCCGAAACCTTTAGACGCAATAGATTTGTAGTTCTTAGAAACTTTATTCCTCAGGGAATGATAGAATTCGCAAGGCACTGTTGGTTGAGAACTGAAAATTCCCAAGAATGGGGTAGTTCTAAGCAACAAGAACGATCAGTTGTAGATACACCTGATGGTGCTGGTAAACAAATAGAATATGTATCAGAGCATATGGCAAATGTTCCTTTTGGCGAAGCAATGTTGCTAATGTTGAAAGAACCTTTACAAGATGCATTAGAATTAGAACTAGTACCAACTTACAGTTTTGCTAGAACATACTTTAGAGATGCTAAATTATTTGGGCATACAGATAGACCAAGTTGTGAAGTGTCTATGACATTCCCCATAGAATATGAAACAGATGACAAGAAACCATGGTCAATATGGGTATTAGCAGATCAAAATTATGTGGGTGTTGATTACCAAGAAGCATGGGATACAGTACAAGGTAAAAACTTTGAAGAAAGATTTAAGATGGGTGCTGCGAGAGTCTATCTTGAACCTGGAGATGTATTAGCATATCAAGGATGTAATGCTATACACTGGAGAGATAAACTTGTCGGCAAATATTCTAGACATATTTTTACTCACTATGTTGATAAGAATGGTCCTCTATTTAATGGTTGCAATGAATTAGCATTTGATGGTAGACGAAGTATCTATGATGATCATGACCATTCTACGATAGCAGAACAAAGAAAAAACAAATATGGAGCAGAACTGAATAAAAGAGGTGAGGTTGCTATGCGTGCATGTGCAAACATAACAGATCCTCATACTAACGAAGCAATATTACATGACGATATTTAACAGAAAAAAAGTCAACTTCCTAAAAGAACCGATGTTCTTTGGCGAAGCACTTAATACTCAGAGGTTCGATGAATTCAAATATCCAATCTTTGATAAACTCACGCAAACACAATTAGGATACTTTTGGAGACCAGAAGAAGTATCATTACAAAAAGATAGAAATGATTATCAGCAACTGAATGATGCTCAAAAGCACATCTTCACTTCTAATCTTAAATACCAAACATTGTTAGACAGTGTACAAGGTAGAGGTCCAGCAATAGCATTGTTGCCTTACACTACACTGCCTGAATTAGAAGCATGTATTATTGCTTGGGACTTTATGGAAACTATACATTCTAGATCGTATACATATATGATAAAGAATCTATATCCTAATCCTAGTGATGTATTTGATACCATACTAGAAGAGGAAGCAATACTCAAACGAGCAAAAAGTGTAACAAAAGCATACGATGATTTTATAGACACAGCAAAAAGATTTGATATTGGACATAAGATAGATAAAGAAGAGTTGTACACCAAGTTATATCTAACACTCATAAGTATAAACATTTTAGAAGGAATTAGATTTTTTGTTTCTTTTGCCTGTACTTTTGGATTTGGGGAACTGCGACTCATGGAAGGATCAGCGAAGATTATATCATTGATCGCCAGAGATGAATCTCAACATCTGGCAGTATCACAGCATATCATTAAGAACTACATGAAGTCTGAGAATGACAAACTTATGTTAAAAGTTATTAAAGATCAACAAGATACTGTATACAAAATGTATGAGGAAGCAGTAGATCAGGAAAAAGAATGGGCAGAATTTTTGTTCCAAAAGGGAAGTATGATAGGACTGAGTGCTTCCCTTCTTGGATCATATGTAGAGTTTATTGCTAACAAGCGATTAAGAGCATTGGGTATGGATGCTATATACAACATACCACAAAACAACAATCCATTACCATGGACACAACATTGGTTATCTAGTAGAGGATTACAAAATGCTCCACAGGAAACTGAGATAGAGTCTTATGTAATGGGTGGTATTAAACAAGATGTAACAAATGAAACTTTTAAAGGATTTAAATTATGAGCAGAGAATATGACAAGGTAGTAAACATTCAAGAAGGACCAATGACTAGTGTGGCATTCCCTAATGGTATTGAAGATACAAAAGATGTTTTACGCAGAGAGATTATTACCACAAGAGTGGTTGATGGTTATCTAACTGAAGAAAAAGTTGTAAGAGACTATACTGCATTTGGTGACTACAATGATGTGACAACGATTAGAAGAATAGTAGAGGTCAAAAATGCCTAAGAAAAAACAAGCAGAAGTTGTGATCTATAGTAAAGACAACTGCCCTTATTGTGTAAGAGCAGAAGATGCTGCAAGATCACAAGGATTTACCATAGAAGTTAAGAAACTGGACGAGGACTTTACCAGAGAGCAACTCTTTGAAGAGTTTCCAGAAGCAAGAACATTCCCACAAATTATTTTCAAAGGTGAAAAGATAGGTGGTTATGATGCTTTAATCGGTCAAATCAATAAAACGCAAAGAACTTAATGGTATCATTAACAGACACATATTCGCGATATCTTATACATTGTGATGAATGTGATGCTGATTGTTCTATTGAACACAATCTTAGATTACCTTATCAATTACATTTTTGCCCATTCTGTGGCAGCCAACTAGATCTGGAGGACGGAGTCGACGAGAACGAAAGTTATTACGACGAGTAGATGAATATTGTTGGCATAGACTATGCCATGGGTTGTCCAGCAATCTGTGGTTATACAGGTGGTGAGTTTAATTTTGAAAACTGCACCTTCCATTATCTTATAGATAAAAAAAACCCACCATTCGCGAATAACATTATTGGGGATACAAAACCTGATTATGTCTCACAAGAGGAGCGATTCGATTGGATATCAACATGGGCACTATCTCAAGTGCTTTGTTATAATCCTGATCTAGTTGTGCTAGAGGACTACAGTTTCGGAAGTAAAGGACGAGTGTTTCACATTGCTGAAAACACTGGACTGCTAAAACACAAACTGTTTAAGACGAATATTCCCTTTATAGTAGTAGCACCTACAAAGATAAAGAAATTTGCTACTAACAAAGGGAATGCAAACAAAGATCTAATGTATGAAAAGTTTACAGAACTAGAAGGCATAGATCTCAAAAAACTATTAGATACAGAAGTAGAACATCCTATTTCTGATATCGTTGACTCATTTTACTTAGCAAAATATGGATATAGCGAACTTATTAGACAAAGCGAACTGTCTATGCGTGATGAAAACAATCTCGCCAAGTGACGAAGAAGTAGATACTCTCATATCAGAAGGAACTTCATCATTGACAGATTTCTATGATGCTTATGCAGGTAGAAGTGTGCCTGAGTTAAAATTCCAACCTGATGCTTATTATTCTACAAATTACTTTCTTACAGCATCAGATAACTTTCCCATTGAACCTCCTTTCATGGTGAAGGCAAACATCGATGCTTTTCCTATGCTTCATTCAAATGATGTATCTTCCTTTCTTAAGAAATACTTTAATCTAGATACCGATTTTGCTTGGTCTGAATATGGTTGGAGAAATCAAGTTCAATGGCATTCCGATTATCATCCTAATGGTATAGATGAATTCACTGATCCATTAATCTTACCATTAAGTTCAGATTGGACTTTTCAAGTTAAAAGCAAATCTGGCAAAATACATTCACTCAAAGTTGAGAAATACAAACCCTTTATATTCGATGGTTCTCTGCAGCATACAGT